GCCTAGAGGAGGGGGGCAGCACTTCCCTCCAAAATTTATAACAATTTTTTTTACCATGACATTAGCCTATATAAGGAACTAGTAACAGGCTTGTGTCACATTAGTAAATAATAAGGTAATGATGTGATTATAAGGTTGAAGACAAAAAGCAAGATTATGCCATATAAACAGAAAGGATGGAATACTGGTTCTGAATCAAGAGTTACGAGGACTAAAATGCTTCCGACAGTTTCCTCCTCAAAAGATACTACAATATCAAAAGAGGAATTCGAAGTCGGGGTCAACAAAAAAACTGGCTATTTGAGTGCCCCAAAAGGAAGCGCTAATACATATATTTACGGGGGAACACGAGTAAACCCTGCTTCTGCAGATAAAGAATGGATGGGGAGTGATATGTTTACAAATCGCCAAAGAGAGCAAGAAGGCTGGAGAATGGATGCAGAAGAAGAGACAGTAAGACCATTACGTGAGCAATTAGGACTTCAAGATACTAAACTATCAGAACTTCCTAGTGGCCAATATATAGATCCAGATAAAAACCGCGGTGGTAAACAGCGTTCTGCTGCAGCCACACAAAGGATTGCTGATAGAAATTATGTTAAGCAACTTCGTAAAACTAGACAAGATCAGAATGCTCTTAGAGCAGCAGAGAGATCCGCTAACCCTGATAAAGCACTTAGAAAGCTTGGTAGACAGAATAGGAGATTAAAACGTCAAGCTAGAAGACAAGCAAGAAGAGCGAATAGATAGAATAATAAATCAATATAAACCAAAAACAAACAAATGACCTATTATTACTACAAAACCAGTACACTAAACACTGGGAAACCACAGGTTTCGGAAGATAAGATCACTGAATGGAAACATTTAGCAGATAAAAAGAACTGGAGAATAACACAATTAGCAAATGGGTACTACCAAACGGAAGTCAACAACCCAACCGACCAAGACAAATGGGTCGATGTCACGCGTAGAGAAACTCTCGATGGAGCTGAGGCTGCTATCAATGGCAGTGTCGAACACTTTGGTAAAAAAGTGGAATTCATTGGTGGACCAAAAGTAGTTAAAACATTCATATGAAAAATATAATAAAAAACATAATGAACATAGGAGTAGATAAGAAGCTACATTTTTTAGTGGGAGCTTGTGTTTACTTTACGACAGGTAGTTTGTTAGCGGTAGCAATAATAGGACTATTAAAAGAAATTTGGGATGAGTACGACTACGGTGGATTCGACTACGTAGACCTAATAGCTACAGTGCTAGGAGGTATAGTAGGTTGGGGAATTACACTCATTAAGTTACAATTATAAAGAAAGATCCTGACTTAACAAGCAATTTAATTAAATTCAATTCAATACATTATGGAGTACAATTTACCAAGCGAATTGGTCAAGCAGTTAGACTTTGGCCAAGAAGCAGAGAATAAAATAATTGCTGGTGTTAATAAACTAGCTAAAGCCGTAAAATCCACATTAGGGGCATCGGGAAAATGCGTTATATATGAAGATGGACGAGGCAAACCGGTCATAACAAAAGACGGAGTAACCGTTGCAGAAAGCGTAGTCTTATTTGATCCGGTTGAGAATATGGGTGCTACCCTAGTAAAGGAAGCAGCACGCAATACAGTTAAAGAAGCAGGGGATGGTACAACTACAGCCGTCGTTTTAACGGAAGCCCTGATAAATTCTATACATTCCGCCGTCGCTGCGGGTGCAAAAATCAGAGATATTAAAGAGGGTGTTACATCTTGCTTAGCAGGTGTAGTAAAGTATTTAGATTCAGCTTCTGTTGAGGTTGATGGAGATATGCTTAAAGCTGTTTCTAGTATTTCCTGTAATAATGATACATTCTTAGGTAATATCATTGCTGAAGCTTACGAGAGAGTAGGTAAACACGGTGTAGTCCTCATGGAAGAGAGTGAAACTGAGGATACTTATGTAGATGTGGTAGATGGTGTGCAAATAGATTGCGGACTAACTTCTCCACACTTCATTACTAACACTGAGAAACATGTATCAGAACTAGATAATCCATTCGTTCTAACCGTTTCCTCTGAAATCCCTAATATTAGGAAGATTCAAGGTATATTAGAACATGCAATTAAAAATAATCGCTCATTACTTATCGTAGCACCAGTTTCGCAACAAGTGAAGTCTGCATTGCTAATGAATAGAGTGAAAGGTAATATCAAGGTAAACATCATTGACCCTCCAGGTTTCGGTCCTACACGAGCAGACGCTATAGAAGATTTAGCACTATTAACGGGTAGTACAGTGATCAATGAAGAATTAGGGGATGACCTTGACTTAATTACCGTTGAGCATTTGGGTGAGGCTGAATTCTCTGTCACTGATAATAAAACAACGACATTGACAGTTGAGGATACAAAACCGGAAGTGACTGAGAGAGTTGCTGAGGTTCAAAAACAGATTGCGGATGAGAAGAATGGTTTTATTAAGAAGAAGCTGGAACAACGCTTAGCTACTTTATCAGGTAGTGTTGGTGTAGTAAAGGTTGGTGCTGATTCTAAAGTAGAGATGAAGGAGAAGAAAGATAGAGTGGAAGATGCTATCTACGCTACTAAGGCTGCGTTGAAAGAAGGGATCGTCCCAGGGGGTGGTATTGCCCTCCTTAACGCATCTCAAAAAATCGAACCCACTGGCGTGGGTGGAGAAGTACTACTAGAAGCAATCCGATCTCCTTACCTTACTATACTAGAGAATGCAGGTATTGAATGCAACATAGGTTTCGAGGAAGGAATCGGCGTGAATGTCATTACTGGTAAGTACGTTAATATGATTGAAACAGGTATCATCGATCCTGTGTTAGTAACTAAGACTGCTCTTAAGAATGCTGTGAGTGTAGCGTTGACTATTGTATCAGCAGATTGTGTAATCTCAAATGTAAGAGTAAATGAAGGCAATTAACGATTATATAGTTGTAGAGAAAGTAAAAGGTAATCAGAAGAAAGTCGGTGGGTTAATCCTCACTGACGATACTGATTCTGATAATAGATATAAGAAGGCTAAGGTTATTTCTGTAGGTAATCTAGCTGATATGATTAAGGAAGGTTCGATGGTTATGTATGACAAGCATGCAGGACACGACATCTCTTATGATGATACTATGTACCGAGTTATAAAACTTAGGGATGTAGTATTAGTAGAATGAGGATGACAGCTCAAGACCTTAAAGACTCACATTTCCTTAAGTACTACAGATTGGTTAGGAAATGGGCGTGCAAACAAAACGATTTAAAGGATGCTGATCTAGAGCTACTGATATATCTTAATTGTTTAAACAGGTTTACTAGAGATGATTTCATTAATGGGGTCTATGCTTATACCTGGGACAAGCATCGTTGGGAGAGGTTGAGGAAAGCTGGATGGATAGAAGTATGGAGACAAAGGAATAGAACTACTATTAAGTACACTGTTTACAAAACTTCTTTTAAGTGTAATCATCTTATAAGTAGGATATACAGAATACTACTAGGTGAAGAGGATATACCTACTACTATGAACTGTATTTACTACAACAACAGATCTTACACTGATAAGGTTATGAATAAAGCGATTGATGATATGATTAAAGATAAAGACAGATGAGTATACTAAAAAAGATATTTTCTTCAGGAGCCACAGAACTAGTTAAGGGATTAGGTGGCGTCCTAGACAATCTAATGACTTCTAAGGAAGAGAAACTCGCTGCGGAACTAAAGATCAAGGAGCTAGTCTCCGAATACGAGAGAGACATGGAAAAACAGGTTACGGATCGATGGAAGTCGGATATGGCTTCTGATTCATGGCTTAGTAAGAACGTTCGTCCATCAGTATTAATATTTCTAGTTGTATCCACAGTATTAATGATATTCATAGACGCTGGTGCTATAACTTTTAATGTAGAAGAGAAGTGGACTAGTTTATTACAAATAGTATTAATAACAGTGATCGGCGCTTACTTCGGTGGTAGATCATTAGAGAAAACAAAAAGTAAAAACAATTAAATTAAATAAAATGGGTAAAGTAAAGGAAATGATCGATTTAAAAGCCAAACCAGTTAAGGTAACAGCAGAACAACTAGAAAGTTTACAATCTGTTGTTAATGACAATAATGCTATTCAATTTAGGGTTGGTAATTTAGAAGCACAGAAACATATGTTACTTCACGAACTTGGTGATACACAAGATAGGATTGCTACATTGCAGAGAACCTTAGGCGAGGAGTACGGTACTTTTGATGTAGACTTAAAAGATGGTACCATTAACTATTCTCTCGATGAATAGTCATGTGATCAGAAAGATCACTATAGGTAAGGACTATAAAAACGACTCTATGCATTATGCTGTCGGGCAAGAGGTTTATGGTGGGCATACAATATGTGATATACTAGAAGAAGAGACTAAGTACTCTATCTATATACGGAAGAAAGATGTTGTTATACCATGGAAAGACTTTAATAAAAACATGGCTATATCTGTAGAATATAATCTGAGTTACTAATGAAAGCTCTTTTCAACTTTATTGTATCTCCAGATGGAGAAAGATATAATAATTCTACTAAAGTTGGTGATAAGGAACTTATATTAAATACTGAGATCTTCAACCATCAACATGTTAATAGGAATGCAGTTGTATTGAAAACACCTATAGCTATAGACACTAACATTAAAGAGGGTGATAAACTTATAGTACACCATAATGTATTTCGGAGGTGGCACAATGTAAAGGGTGCAGAGAAGAACAGTAGGGCTTTTATGAATGAGAATGAATACATCATAAGTGATGATCAAATCTTTCTACATAAACCCAAAGACTCTGATGAATGGAATGCTACAGAAGGTTATTGCTTCGTTCAACCTATAAAGTCTACTGAAGACTTAGATGTGGACACAGAGGAACCTTTAATAGGTATAGTTGAATATACTGATGGTACTTATAATAAGGGAGAACTCATTGGTTTTATACCTAATTCTGAGTATGAGTTTGTTATAGAAGGCAAGAGACTTTATAGAGTTATGACTAAATTTATTACTATTAAATATGAATATAAAGGACACGAAGAAACGTATAATCCAAGCTGGGCACAAAGCAGTTGAAGAGTTAATTAAAGTAGCTAAGGAAGCTATCGTTGATTCAGATGATGATATATCTGCTGATAGATTAAAGAACGCTGCCGCTACTAAGAAGCTTGCAATCTTCGATGCTTTTGAAATATTAAATAGAATAGAAGATGAGGAGAGGACATTAGATCTCTTGGATAAATCTAAAAATAGAACAGATAAACCTAAGTTTCAAGGGTTTGCTGAGGGGAGGAGTAAATAATGTACGAACAGTCATTATATAAAATAATAGAACCAGTTAGGTTAACGACTATTGATAGACTCAACAAGAGTAAGAAGTGGGGGTACGGTTATAACAAAGAGAATGATATTGTAGTCATATCTAAGACTGGACAGATAGGTGAGATAATAGAAATACAAGGTTTAAAGATAGCCTTACCTAAAGCACCAAAAGAAGTATACTCTAGCTCTAAGGATAAGAGTAAACAGAAGTGGAAACAGTTCGAACTCAATCCTGATTTTAAGAAAATAAAGACTAGGTTCGAATGGGATGATTATCCAGAAGAATTCAAAGAGTTCCATTATAAATACATAGACGAAGAGTTCAAACGTAGAGATAGTGGTTTTTGGTTTATGAGTAATGGTGAACCCACTTACTTAACTGGTAGTTACTATATGTATCTACAATGGAGCAAGATAGATGTGGGTGCTCCAGATTTTAGAGAGGCTAATAGATTGTTCTTCATTTTTTGGGAAGCCTGTAAAGCCGATAAGAGATGCTATGGTATGTGTTATCTAAAGAACAGACGTTCAGGTTTTTCCTTCATGAGTTCAGCCGAAACCGTTAACTTAGCCACTCTAGCAGGTGATAGTAGATTTGGGGTGTTATCCAAAAGCGGTGGTTTCTGGTTTATGAGTAATGGTAAACCCACTTACTTAACTGGTAGTTACTATATGTATCTGCAATGGAGCAAGATAGATGTGGGTGCTCCAGATTTTAGGGAGGCTAATAGATTGTTCTTCATTTTCTGGGAAGCTTGTAAAGCCGATAAGAGATGTTATGGGATGTGTTATCTTAAGAATAGACGTTCAGGTTTTTCCTTCATGAGTTCAGCCGAAACCGTTAACTTAGCCACTCTAGCAGGTGATAGTAGATTTGGGGTGTTATCCAAAAGTGGTGGTGATGCAAAGAAGATGTTTACAGATAAGATTGTACCTATAAGTATAAACTATCCATTCTTCTTTAAACCAATACAAGATGGTATGGACCGTCCTAAGTCAGAACTAGCTTATCGTGTACCAGCTAAGAAGTTCACTAGAAGGAAGATGCGGGAAACTGAAGTTGAAGATGATATGGAAGGTCTTGATACTACTATTGACTGGAAGAACACCGGTGACAACAGTTATGATGGTGAGAAATTAGCATTACTAGTTCATGATGAGAGTGGTAAGTGGGAGAGACCAGATAATATACTTAATAACTGGCGTGTAACAAAAACATGTTTAAGGTTAGGTAGTAGAATTATCGGTAAGTGTATGATGGGTAGTACCTCAAACGCTTTAGATAAGGGTGGTACTAATTTCAAGAA